CACGTCGACACCGGCGACATGGTCACCCTCGATATCGGGCCGGCCGTCGCGGTCCCACGCCCGCCACCGTTCCATCGCCGCCTCCACCCACCGCAGCGGGATGACAGCGTCCTCATCATCGGCGCAAAACTCCCCCAAAACATGGTTCTGGTACAGCGCCGAGTTCAGGCCCCACAGTTTCGCCCGCTGCGCCGCCCACGACCGGGTCATCCGCCCCGCCGCGACCGCGTCATCCAAGGTCACGTGGACCGGGAACCAGTCCTCCAAGCCAGGGGCGCGGCGGTGGAAGTCGTAGAACCTCCCCGACGGCTCCCCCGGCGTCGACACCGCCAGCGCGTACGCCTCCAGGTCCGAATCCTCGCCCGCCGCAGAGAAGGCGCCCTCTGCGGCGTCGAATGTCTCCGCCGAGATGATCTTCGACTCGTCAAACAGGAACAGCAGCGAGTCGGCGTGCGCGCCCTCGATCTTCGCCGGCACGTCCGGAGAGGCCGCCGTGGCGATCCCATGCCGAAGCGACATGCCCGTTTTCATCAGCTCGGTCCGCTCCGACAGCGGCCCCCGGCCGATGAAATCCCAGTTCAGGCAATACGCCCACTTCTTGATCTCGATCCACGTGAAGTCCGTCAACTGCGCCCACGAACCCGCCGTAGTCACAATCTTCCAGTCCACCCCCGCCGCGTCGCGGGTCAGCGCGAACCACAGCACCACCAGTGCCGCGACCGTTGTCTTGCCCAGGCCGCGCGGGCCGCGGACCGCCAGGCGCTGCTTTTCGGGGATCGCGGCGATGATGTCCCGCTGGTACGGTGCCAGGCCCGGCGTGCGGGCCGTCTTCTTGCCCGGGCGTTTGCGTGGCTCCGGGAACCGGACACAGTTGTCGATGAACCCCAGCGGGTCGTCGTAATACTTCGCGCACGTCCGCTCCGGCGACCGCGCCCGGTCCCCCAGCCGCTGCAGTTCCAGCAGATCCAGGAGCTCCTGAGCCACCAAAGTCGGCGCATCGGTCAAAGCCGGGAGAGTGTCAGGGGCCGCCAACTGTCGCACCCCCCTGCGATAATGGAGCAGTGAGTGCGAGCAGTACGGAGGATTACGAGGTCACCCTCGCCACGCTGCGCAACCTCGTAGATCGCACGCTGGAGATCGACGCCGCCATGGACCATCCCCGCAACGACCACGCCCAGGGGTACGTCAAGGCGATACGGGACGTGAAAGCCATCCTCGGCAAGCACGGGCGGCCGGCGCACGAGCCTGTCCACTTCGGGGGGCAGTGGTGAGCGTGGACGCATCGCACCGGTTCAGCAATCACCTGCGCTACCGGGACCCCGGCGACCCCGCCAACACTCAGTTCACCCCCGGCTACGTCCTCGGCCCCATCGCCGAGGCACTCGGCGGCAGCATCGGCCTTGACCCCTGCACCACGGCGGACAACCCCACCGGCGCCAGCCGGTACTACACCATCGCCGCAGACGGGCTCAGTCAGCCATGGAACTGGGCCGGCTGCTCACCTTCGGTGTACGTCAACCCGCCCTACGGCAAAGCCCGCGAGCCGTGGGTCACCCGGTGCATGTCCGCCGGCATGGCTGGGCAGCGAGTCGTCCTGCTCATGCCATCCCACACCGACACGGTCATCTTCCACAAGGCCCTGTCCACCGCCAGCGCCGTCGTGTTCATCCGCGGCCGCGTCAAATTCGGCACCCTGCGGCCCAACCGCCGGCAAGAAGCCGCCTCCCACCCCAGCGTCCTCATCGGCTGGAACGCGGACCTGTCGCCATGCCGGGACCTCGGCACCGTCCTCGCGCTCACCCGAGACCGGGCGGAGGTGCTGTTCTGATGGAAGATGAGGCTAAGAACGGCAGCGAGGAGGGACGGTGAGTGGGGCACCCGAAGTCCCGCAGGGCGTCCGCCCGTCAATGGTGGAGATGCGGGAGTTCCGGCGCCAGCGGTGGCGGCTGTGGGCGCTGGGCAAGTATTGCGACCTGCTCGTGCGGCTGGCCGCGCGAGACGGCCTGACCGCCGGCCTAGCGGATCGATGCGAGCGCGCTATTGCCGAGGCTGAGTGCACGCAACTCTGGCTCGACCGAAGGGTCGACGACTTGGCCACACAATGACGGCGGCGAGGGGCCGCGGGACGGCTGGAATGAGCGAACTGCGGCGAGCACTCCTGATCGTGGGCACATCGGCTGCCGTGACCACGGCAGCCACGTTCCTGCTGATCCACTTGATGCTGGGAAGGTGGTGACTTCCCGTGACCACCCTCTCCGGTGCCCAGGGCCAGGACCGGGATGCAGTTTCCGTTGCACTGCGCCGCTTCCAGGACATCCTGGACCACCTGGAGCCGCAGGAAGACGCAGGAGATCTCGCTGGACTGGCAGACGAGATCGAGGACTGGGCACCGCTCCGGCGCGAAACCACGGAGGTGCTGCTCGGCGGCCGGTCCCGTAAGCGGGCCAGGAAGGCGGAAGGATGAGCGAGCCGATCATCATCCAGGGCAGCGACTGGGCCGTGCGCAGTAAGGCCCCGCAGGAGGAAGTGAATCGGCGGCTGACTGAGGCTGGCATTGTCCTCGTTGCCTTGAAAACGGGCACTACCCAGCCGTTTCGCGCCCCTGGTCCTGCTGGTATCCCCGGGGAGGAACGGTGAACAGGGTTCGCTGGTGGATCGCCGAACGCCTGAACCGGCGCACGGATCAGTGCTGGGCCGGCCTGGTGACCTGGGCACTCAGGTGGCACAAGGGCGAGCGCGGCACGTGGCGCCGCCGGCCATGGCAGCCGGTCACCGAGATGTGCCAGCGGGACTGCCGTGAGAACGGCACCTGCTACTGCGGGAAGCTAAAGATGCCCGACGGCGCATGCGAGGGCCCACGGTGAGCGACACCTGCCCTCGGTGCGGCTTTGCGATGGACCCGTGCGCGTGCTGCGGTGAGTTGTTCTGCTTGTCGTGTGGCGACCCCGGCGCCGCCGCTGCTGGTATCCCGGCAGGAGGGCCGGCCGGATGAGCGCCGCCTATTGCTGCGAAGCCTGCGGCGCTACGGAACCACACTGGTACATCATGCGGACTGGCGACGCTGCTGTGACTTGGGCCTGCGACGATCACCTTGTGGCAGTCCTCACGGGACTACAGCGCGGCGGCGAAGTCACCGAGTTTACCGTATGGGACAGCCGCAGAAAACGCGCGCAAGTCAGAAGGGCGCGAGAAAACCTTGAGCGGCTCGCGCGGGAAAGGCCGCAGAAATGACAGGTGAGGCGCGGGCCGCGATCCGGGGCGCATACCTTGACGGCGAGCCGGTTGAGAAGATCGCCCGCAGGGCCGGGGTAAGCCTGATCGAGGCCGAGACCTACCTGCGCTGGTGGTGCGACCGAGGATGCCCGGATGTCCCGGCAGGAGGGCCGCAGCAATGAGCATGGTCCATCTCGCTGATCCATTTCAGGATCTGCTGTCCCGCTACTATCGCGGTGATCCGGACACGCGCTGGGCCGTGTGCGGACTGTGGCAGAACGGCGAGTCGCGGGTGCTGCGGGTGCTGCTGGCGATAACCGGCGACCCGTCTGCGGTCACTTGCGGGAACTGCAAACGCACGGATGCTTGGTCCAGTCGCGGCAGAAGGCTGCTGGAGTCGCCAAACCCAGACGGCGGCGCGATCACCGTGACTCACGCGAGCATCTGGGACGGCCCGTGACCCCAGAATCGGCCTAAGTCCCCTCCCCCACCCCGAACCCCTCCAAGGCAGGCCCAGGCCCCGGCACCCCCAGTTCTGCCTTCAACTCCGAGATCCGCGCCGCGATCATATCCGCCGTAATCGTCACCGACCGCTTCGGCGCATCCGCCCCATGCAGCTTCCGCATCTCCCCATCCACCTTCAGCAACGCCTCCAGGGCCCTCGTCCGCACCATCTGATCCGGGTAAGGCACCCCATCCTCATCGGTGATGATCTTCCCCTGCGACACCAGCGGCCCCGGCTCCGCGATCACCCCCAGCAACTTGCGCGCCATCCGGTCCAAACGCTGATCCGACAGGCGCCGGACCTCACGCACATCCTCCGACGGGATCAGCGTCAAACCCGTCCGCACCGCCCGCTGCGCCACCGCCGGCGTCGCCAAACCCAGTTCCCGCGCGATATTCGCAAACGTCATATGCTGCGCACGCAACTCCGCCGCCCGGATACACACCTGCGCCTTATCCGACGCCACGCCCCCCAGGCGCACATCGCTGTCCGCGGCCAGCTTGATCTCCTTACCAGGCCGGCCGTCGTCATCCGGACCGGCAGTGCCCACGGCAGTACGGGCCACGGAGATCACCTCCAGGGCCTACGCGCGGAATCAAAGAAGCTGCAACAAAAACGTCAGGGGCCGGACATAGCGTGAGGCTTACAGGGAGCCGGTCACGCGGCCTTCCCGGATGCCGTCCCGGTCACGGGCCACGCCCAGCGCCCATCTGTGTCGCGCGGGTGAAGGTCATGCCAGACGGCGACGTACTCGCCTGGGGGCCACGCAGCAGAAGCCGCCAGCACGGTCCCCGGCCGGCAACTGCACAGCACCCCCGTCTCGGCGGTTCCGCGTGCAAGGATGAGCCGATGAGATTCCCGCCTGCCCGTCCCCGTCGGCAGTGGCTTCTCGTCGGCCCCGAAGCAGCCGCAGGCGCCGTAGTCTTCCGGGGCGTAATTGTCACTGTAGTCGGGGCCGAACAGGACGGGCAGGCTGTCCCTGCGCTCACGGTTAACCCGGAGAGTAAGCGGGGTTGTGGTGCCACCGCTGCGGTCCCGCAGAATGGCGACATCCTTACCGAGCATG